AAAAAATGTAGCCCGCTACATTGTAATGGATAATTCACTCCATGAATTAGGTCAAGCATATAATACAGATCGTTTAATGTATTGGATAAATAAACTTGAACCAAATGAATTTATCGTACCTGATGTGTGGGAGGATAAAGACGCCTCAGTTAGGAATGCAAAACTATGGTCTCAAGTTGAACTACCTGATGGAGTTATGAAAGTAGCTGTAGTGCAAGCAAAGTCATACCACGAAGCTGTCCTATGTACACAAGCATATAAAGATTTTGGCTATAAAAAGATAGCATATTCATATGGTGCTTCATATTACAATGAAATGTGCCCTCACCCAAACAAAGACCTTGGAAAAGCAATTGGACGTTTTACAGTTATATCACAATTGCTAAAAGACAAAATACTAACCGACACAGATAGAGTACATTTGCTTGGAACAGCATCTCCTATTGAATTTGGTTTATATAATGGGATGAAATGTATAGAATCAATTGATACATCAAACCCTGTAATGGCCGCTATTGGAGAAATGCCATATACAAACATGGGTTTATCTTCCAAACCAATAGCTAACATGAACAAATATCAAGATATAAGTTTGGAGTTTGTAAATGAAGATCTTGTAGAATATAATGTTCAAATGTTTAGAAAAATAAATGGACTCTAATTTGGAGTCCATATTTTTCTTTTGTATATTAAACCAAAATTAAAAGTTATGGAATATTTAAGTTTATATGATTACCTAAGAAAACCAGCAGGTGAAAAATTAGGTAAAGAAGTATGGGACGCTGCTAGCAAACAAGGAATTAAAGCTCAAACCCGTGAAGTATCAAATTCAAAATTTAAAGGTAAAGTTCTTTTATACCCAAGAGATTTTCTAGAAATGTATTTTCTAAAAGAAACAACTTCTTTCCTAGAAACCCTACCAGGGCAAATTCAATCCGATATAGATGATGATTTACCTAAAGGTCATGATTGGATGGGAAATCTTGGTGATGATGATTTACCTTTTTGATTATGGCAAAGAAATACCCACCTAACAGTAATACACTAGACCAAGAATGGCATGATTTGATTTTAAAATTATTAAAGCCAATGTCACGTTTGCGTTTAACAGCAGAGGAAGAAGAAACTATTAAAAAAATAGCAAATAAACTATAATATGGGACCATGTGAAAAAGCCGGAAGAGATTACGAAGAAAGAAAACGTATGAAAAAACTAGCCGGCATACAAGAAGAAAAAAAAGGTATTGACCCTGAATTTAAAGAAAAAGTAGATCAATTAGCTAAAAACATTAAATATATCGCTGATGAAATCAGAAAAAGAAATAAGTGAATTGGTGTGGTTAGGTAGAAGATTAGATAAAGCTTTACCTTATATTAAAAAACACCAACCCGATCTTACAAAGAATTTTTTAAATTTAGTAAAAGAAACTTTTGAAAGAATAATTTTAGAAGATCTTACAATAGAAAAAGAAGATTATCTGTTTGAAAATATAGATGAAGCTTTGGATTATTTAGAAGAATCATTTAATACAATTTTCGAAAATAAACTATGATCAAACTGTTGGACATATTAATGGAAACACGTATATTTGAGCTAGCATACAACCGTAAAACCGCTATGAATAAAGTACGTGACATTAGTCTCAACACAAGTATGGAATTGCTAAAAATATTAATGTATAAAGATTCAAAAAACCAATCACATTGGAGAGGAAAATTTAATGGTTGGGTAGCTAGTATAAAACGTTACTCTAAAGGTACTTTAAAAGAACGTGATTTGATTAAATTATTGTGGGGAGAACCATTAGGCAATCTAGACCAATTAGAGGACTTGATTAGTATGGTTGAAGCCGATTACTATAAACCATCACACCATATCAACTACAATGATTTACCCGCATTACACAACCAAATGAAAAATATATTCACTGATATATCCAAAGATATCGCATCCAATAAACACATAAACATAAACAGTTATATATGAAACAAAACAAAAAACATGTAGTGATTTCCCTGAGTGGAGGAATGGATTCCAGCACACTTTTGTTACGTTGTCTTAAAGAATACGACACGGTAACAGCAATTTCATTTGATTATGGACAAAAGCATCGAGTTGAGCTTGAACGCGCTCAATCGTTGGTAGTTTATTTAAACGATAATTCTTATGAAACCAACCATAGAGGAGATGATTTCGGTAAATATTCCCCTATCACTTACCGTCAAATCCAATTAAATGGATTAGTTGATCTTTTAGATTCAGCTTTAGTAACAGGTGGAGATGATGTTCCTGAAGGACACTATGCTGAAGAAAACATGAAAGCAACAGTTGTTCCAAACCGGAACAAAATATTTGCCTCTATTGTTCAAGCAGTTGCACTTTCAGTAGCAAATAAAACAGGTGAGCAATGCGATATTGCAATGGGAATTCATGCAGGTGATCATGCAATTTATCCTGATTGCAGACAAGAATTTAGAGATGCAGATGACCATGCCTTTAGAATGGGAAATTGGGATGCAGATAAAGTAGGTTACTTTACACCATATCTTGAAGGAGATAAATTTACCATTTTACAAGATGGAGAAGTATTATGTAAAGAGTTATTTTTAGATTTTGATGAAGTATATTCAAGAACAAATACATCTTATAAACCAATTCATTGGGATTCATTTACCAAAACGATTATAACAGACCCATCAATATTAGGACGTTATTCTAAAGCAGAAAAAACATCAAAATGGTACTCAGACTATAAATCAGCTTCATCTGTTGAACGTGTAGAGGCATTTATTAAATTGGGACGTAAAGATCCTGTAGAATATGCTGATGAAAATGGTGAAGTAACATGGGAACATGTAGTAAATGAAGTAACAAAAGTATTAGAAACACACAATAATTAAATTATGAAAAGATTACACGTAAAATTTATCAAATGGTTATCCAATAAATTTGGATATAAAATTGTGATGTTAAAAGCATCAAATGGAACAACAACAATTGAAGGTGATAAAGAACTACTTCGTTATGTAGATATCTCAGGTTATTTCTTTAAGAAAGAACCATTATCACGCATACAATCACATAAAGCGCCTACATCGGCTAAAGAAATGTTTTTAGCAGAACCTAAACCAGACATTAGCGGTATTGCACCAATTAAATCATTAACACCTGAACAATTAAAAGATTTAGGAATTATAAAATAAACCATGGGAAGATACATTTCAACAAAACTATTCGAAAATTATTCAGTAGCACTAAGACAATGGAGAGCATCTCACTCACACTGTGAGCTATTGCATGGCTATGCTTTAAAATTTAAAGTATGGTTCGCTTCAAACGAACCACTAGAGGAAAACCAACTAGATGATATGAACTGGATTGTAGATTATGGTGGTTTTAAACCTGCACCTAAAGGAAATGGTTTGAAAGATTGGATGAACCATATGTGGGATCATACATTGTTGATCGAAAAAGATGATCCATACCTAGATTTCTTTGAATCTGCAGCAATGGAAGGCCTATGTGCACTTCGTGTTATGGATAAAATGGGAGCAGAGTCATGTGCAAAACTTGTATTTGACAAATTTAATGAAGTACTATCTAAAACAGATGGTGGAAGATGCAAATGCATCAAAGTAGAATGTTTTGAAAACGATAACAATAGCTCAATATATGAAGAATAAAAGAATAGAAGACTATAACAAAGTACTACCAATAGTAGAACTATATAGATGTGTACAATCTGAAGGTAGCCGTTTTGGAAGACCTACAATCGCAGTTAGAACTACTGGGTGTACCCACAGGTGTTATTTTGGCGAAGGAGGGTGGTGTGATTCTTTTTACACTTCAATCCACCCAGAAAAAGGTAAATACACATTCAATAACATCATTGAAATATATAACCAAAACCCACACATTAAGGAAATGATGTTAACAGGTGGTGCTCCAACTATGCATCCTGCTTTAGTTAACGAGTTAACCCATTTTGCTCATGAAAGAGATATTCTCATTACAATTGAAACTGAAGGTAGTCATTTTGTGGAAACTGATTATCCTATTGGTCTTATCTCTCTTAGTCCTAAGTTTTCTAATAGTGTGCCTGTTATTGGAACCCCTACTCCACAAGGTACAATCACAGATGAAAAGATGGTATCCCAACACAACAAACTCCGATTGAACTATGAAGCCATAGCTCAAATGATAGAATACCACACAGATTTCCACTACAAACCAGTATGGGACAGCACAGAAGAAAATTTAAAAGAAATTGAAGATTTTCGTTTGAAAATGAACATCCCAAAACATAAAACATATATTATGCCTGCGGGTGACAGTAGAGAGGAACTAATTAAAATGTATCCACTTGTATTTGAAATGTGTGCTGAAAAGGGATATAATATGACTGGTAGGGACCACATTATTGCTTATGACACTAAAAGAGAAGTTTGATATGTACACATACAACGCAAAAGTAGAAAAAATAATAGATGGCGATACAGTTTTAGCCACAGTAGATTTAGGATTCGATACTTGGAAAAAAATAACCATCCGCCTAAACGGAATCAATACACCTGAATCACGTACTACTAACCAAGAAGAAAAAACAAAAGGTTTAGCAGCAAAAACCCGTTTACAACAATTATTAGAAATAAACAAAAACCATTTTATACTTATATCCTTTGGAATAGACAAATATGGAAGATGTTTAGGAGAACTATACTTAGATCTAAACACCCCCAGTATTAATAACACTCTTATATTGGAAGGACATGCGGTTCCATATGATGGAGGTAAAAGATAAAAATATGTATTACACAACCACAACAACATTCGGAGATATTAAAATTAACTATATCATAGTAAAATAAAATGGCAAGATCCTACCAAAATTATAAACAAAATCTAAACGAAAGTGAACAAAAACTTCTAGAAATAGGACAACGTGTTCAACCATATGAAAAAGATTTTTTATTTAATGGAGTAGGAAATACAATTTTCACCAATTTTAGAGATGACCAACAAAATAATGTTAATGTCATGTTTCATAGATTTAAAGAAGGCTCCACAGGATATGAAGTTGAATTTACAATCAATAACCAAAGTGTAGAAGCATTTAAAACCGATTTAAAACATTTTTTTAAAATTATCTCTACTGTTATTCAAGTAATAAATGAATTCATCAAAAAATATCAACCCTCCCAACTATTTATTGAAGGTGAAGATAAACCTGATAAACTTGGACAAAAAAACAATATATGGATGCAATATATTAAAGTAAATTTAAAAGCAGATGATTATGTAATAGGAAATCATAAAAATGGATTTATGATACAAAACAATAAAAAAATAACAAAATGAAACAAGTACTATATTTTTCAGCAGGTTACTGCCAACCATGCAGAACCTTTAAACCTATAATGGAATCGCTACAATCCGAAATGCCTATCACATTTATTGATGTAGAGGCTTCCCCACAAACAGCTACAACATGGAATGTACGTTCGGTGCCAACAGTTTTAGTTATTAAAAATGGAATGGAAATTGGGCGAGCAGTGGGCGCTAAAACTAAAGAAGAAATACGTTCTTTGTATAATCGCTAAAATATTTGGAGGAGCGAAAGCTCCTTCGTATATTACAATAAAATTAAAGTTATGGGAAGAGGCAGACCTTCTAAAAAAATCGCATCTAAAACACCATTTGTTCGAACAGGTAGACCTGCTTCTGAAAAAATTGTAACATGCGTTGTTTACAAAAAACCAACAGGTAAAAAACATTACCTTAACACTTATGTAAATTTTAATGTAGACACAATCATTACCACTAGAAAACATACACCTCTTATACCAGAAGGTTTTGAAATAGTTGATATTGGTATAGGAAAATCGTATATTAAAAGATATATGAGCCAATATAACATAAAAGAAATTACAATTAAAGATTAATTTAAGTATATGTCAGAAAACAAACGTAAAAAACAGCACGACGATTTAGAGTGTGTGCAAATAGGTTTTGCAAATGGAGTTGCACCTGGTTTCCCATTAACAGAACAAGAGAAATGGAAAATGGTAGATCAAGCAGAAGAAGCTTATGGACAATTTTTAGATGCACTAGGTTGTGATTGGAGAAATGACCCAAACTCATCTGATACTCCTCGCCGTGTAGCAAAAGCATATGTATTTGATCTATGGAAAGGTAGATACGATGCAATGTCCGAAATCACATCTTTCCCATCGGATGGATACGATGGTATTGTAATTGAAAGAAATATTCCAATTACCTCAATGTGCTCCCACCACCACCAAACAATTGGAGGAGTTGTTCATATTGGATATGTTGTTGGAGAAGAAGGTAGAGTAATTGGCTTATCCAAACTAAACCGCATTGTAGAGCTATTCGGACGTAGAGGAGCTATACAAGAACAATTAACTTCAGCTATCCACAATGCTGTAAACAAAATTTGTGAATTGAATAGAGGAGTAATTGTAACTGTAGTAGCAACCCACAATTGCGTTTCATGTAGGGGTGTTAAACATCAAGGTGCTTCAATGATTACAACTAAAGCGTCTGGTGTATTTTTAGATGACACTAACCAAGCACGTAAGGAATTTTTTGATTCATTAAAAATTAACAATGGTGGACACCAAATCTAAAATATACTTAAATTGGGATGAAATTGAAAGACTAACTAACCTGCTTTCAGTTAAAATCAAAATGAAACACTTCCAAATAGACTCCATTATGGGTTTACCTAGAGGTGGTTTGGTTCCCGCTGTTATACTATCACATAAATTGAATTTACCATTGGTGCAAAAAATATCTCAAAATACATTAATAGTAGATGATATATGTGATAGTGGAAATACATTTGTTAAAATATATAAAAAACACCCAAACCTAAAATTTGCATGTTTACATTTTAAACCACATACTTCCATCTTTAACCCAACAGTATACTCACAGGAAGTTGGAGATGAATGGATAGTATACCCATGGGAAGAAAAAAATGCTGAGCCTATTGCAGATTATTTGAAAATTTCAAACCATGGATAGAGAAGAAATACTAGCATTAATAAATGCAGAATTGCAAGGGAATCTTCAAATTTTGATAGACCCTAAAAAGAAAAACAGTTTATCTCAAGAGCGAATAAATGTTTGGAAAACTCTTGTAAGCGAAAGATTATATTACCATTTAATAGAAAACCAAAATGACACAACTAGAAAAAAAACAAGAAGAATTAATTGAATTGCTAAAATTCCAAGCAATAGATCTTTCCATGATGTCCAAAATTGAATTTGGAGATGATGTGATTGAGAAATGGAATACATTAAACAAGGAAATTAATGACCTAAAACAAACCTATGTACCATTCATATCAGAAGTTGAAGAATTCAATGCAGTAATGGGAAAACCAAATAATTATAACCCGGTCATTCCCGATGAGAAGGAGTGGATGTTTGTCTATAATTTTATTTTGGAAGAATTAGAGGAATATAAACATGCGTGTGAAACAGGGGACATTGTTGAAGTTCTTGATGCTTTGTGTGACATTACCTATGTCTCGCTTGGTAATGGGGCTATGCTACATGGCCTTAAGGATAAAGTATGGCCCGCGTATCAAGAAGTACAAGCCTCGAATCTTAGCAAAGCTTGTACAAGTGAAGAAGAAGCGCAGACTACAGTTGAGGTACGATCCAAAGAACAAGGCGAACCATGTCACTATGAAAAGGTTGGGTCATATTATATCGTCTATAGAAGCTCTGACAAAAAAGTGATGAAAAACATCAACTACTTTAGACCAGATTTAAGTAAATTTTTAAACCAATAATATATGAGAAACGCACAAGAAATCATCCAAGAATTGAAACACCAATTGAATTGGTCTCAACCAAACATTCGTTTTACAGAAATGTCTAACTTGATTAACGAACTAGAAGCAACATTAAACCCACAACCAGTAGCTAAAAAATCAACACCGGTTATTGAAGATGCAGTAATTGTAGAAGATGTAGTTGTAGAAGATACAGCTGTGGAAGAAACAGTTGAAACTAAAGTAGTTAAAAAGACAACCAAAAAGTAATTTTACTTTAAATAAAAGTTATGTACCAAGCAATTTACTATAACCGCCAACCTGGCGATGATCAATACCATTACTATATACGTGATGATAAAAAAGGTATCAATTGCTTTCAATATTGGCCTACACTCTACAAAATAGACAATGAAGGGGAGTGTGAAACGCTCTTTGGAGAAAGATGCTCCCCTTTCCAAGGCAAATATGATAAAACAAATCCAAACATCTTAGAGAAAGATATTGACCGTGAACTAGTTTTACTACGCGATCTATACTACAAAACAGATGATATGCCAGAATACCACAACACAGTGTATCTGGATATTGAGATTGAAATTTTAGGTGCTCTTACACCAACCACCATCAGGGAAGCAAATGCTGAAATAACCGCTATTGCTTTAATTGATGTTAGAGCAAAGGAAAAAATATGTTTTATCTTAGATAAACAGCAAAACATTCAAACCACAACAGTTGAAGGTAAGCAAATTGTATCTTGTAAAAGCGAGGATGATCTTATCCGCAAGTTTTTAAACAAATGGGAACAAATTGATCCAACCATTGTTGTAGGATACAACAGTGATTTCTTTGATATTCCATACCTATACTACCGTATTAAAAAGCGTTTGGGGGATGAAGTATTTCGTTTATCTCCTGTGGGTAAAATCAATGAAAATATCTATAACCCGAACTCTCCAATTTCAATTGGACTAGTTAACAGCCTAGATTATATGCTTTTGTTAAAAAAGTATATCATGAAAGAAGAATCATCATACAAGTTGGGTGATGTTGGTTTAAAATATGCTAAACTAGGTAAAATAGAATACAATGGTAATTTAGATACATTGTTTAAAGAAGACCCACTCAAATATGTTGAATACAACATTCGAGATGTTGAAATTATAGAGGCGCTAGAGGAAAAACAAAAATTCATTGAATTGACTATCTTGATCTCCCACCTATGTCATACACCATACGAATCTATCTACTATAATACTGCATTAAATGAAGGTGCAATATTAACATACTTGAAACGTAAAGGTATAGTAGCGCCAAACAAACCAACCACCACAAACCCTACCATTAGAGAATTGGAAGTGGGAGATCATGTTGTACAACAACGAGGAACCCCAACAATTGAAGGCCATATCTACAGTATAGAGGATAAAACAGTAGTTGTTAAAACCCTATCAAACAAATATCTACAGCGCAACATCAAAACAGTCCGTAAATACGATTCGTACGCTGGAGGATATTTACTTGACCCTAAACCAGGACTATATTCGGATGTATCTGACCTTGACTTTACCTCGCTATATCCTTCAATTATCAAATCATTGAATTTGGGTGTTGAAACTTTAATGGGTAGAATTGTTACAAAAAACAACTATGAACAATACAATTCACTTGAGCAGTTACGTAAACGTGATCCGGAAGAAAAAATACACATCCAAAAACTAGACAAAAAACGATATGTTTTAAAGGATGCTACCATTGCTACCTCTAACCTTATAGAACTAATTGAACAAAACAATTGGACCATATCAGCTAGTGGAGCCTTATTCAGAACAGATAAAAAAAGTATAGCATGTGAGGTATTAGAGGATTGGTTCGATCAAAGAGAGCACTATAGAGCACTTAAGAAAACAGCAGGTAAAGCAGAAGATTGGGCAAACTACAAACTATATGATTTGTACCAAATGGCATTTAAAATCTTACAAAATGCATTGTACGGTACATACGCTATTAATTCATGGCGTTTTACAGATGGATTTAAAATATGTTCTGCCGCTATTACAAACAGCGGACAAAGACTTACGAAAGAGTCAATCATATTTGTAAACAACTATATATCCAACCAATTAAACATTGAACCAAAGGAATTTGTTATCGCATCAGATACAGATTCGCTCTACATGGAACTTACAGATCTGCTCAAACACCGTAACCCTGATCTAAACTACAATGATCGTGAAGAAAAAATTAAACGATTGTTGATATTAACAGAGGAACTACAGGATGTTGCAAATGCAAACTTAAACAGTATAACGCATGATCTGTTCAATATGACTGGTAAACACCACTTTGTGTTAAAGCAGGAAGTAATTGCTGAAAAAGCATATTGGGCTGGTAAACGCCGTTACGCTATTTACATTGTAAACAAAGAAGGTGTAGAAATCGAGGAACTAGAGATGAAAGGGTTGGACATCATGAAATCCAATTTCCCTCCATACTTTAGAAACTTTGGAGAAGAGCTAATCAAAAGTATACTGTTTGGTAAATCCAAAACCGAAATTGACAAGTTTGTAATGGACTTTAAAAATTCAATGCACACTATAGAGTGGATAAAGTTGCTTAAACCAACTGGATTGAAAAAACTAGACGAGTATATTGAGCGTAAGCCTATGGCTGGTGAATTATTCTCTAAACTCAAATTGAAATGTCCAATCAATACGAAAGCAAGTATTATATATAATGATCTACTTAAATTTAAAAACCTCCAACGTAAATACCCTGAATTTACAATTGGAGATAAGATGTATATAGCATATTTAAAACCAAACCCATACAAAATAGATGTTATAGGCTATAACGGATATAACGATCCACCAGAAATCACTCAGTTAATAGACACCTATATAGATAGGGATGGACTATTTGATAGTGTAATCCGTAACAAACTTCAAACTGTGTATGATGATATTGGATGGGAACTCTCTTTAAACCCTTATAGATCACAATTCTTTGCATTTTCATAAAAAAGAGCGCAATTTCTTGCGCTCTTCTGTAATTTTTCAATATGTATAATCGGACAATAATACGATAATACATATGACAAAAATATACCTTGTAACAAACTGTTACGGCGACCCCAACAAAGTTTATATCGGAAAAACAAAAAATTCAAGGAAGAATGACCATATCAAAACTTACGGTTCTCAAATTATTTATATTTACATAGATGAAATAAATAGTTTAGATCGTAAAGATTGGGGCCCTATTGAATCATATTGGATAGAACAATTTAGACAATGGGGGTTCGAAGTAGTAAACCTAAGAAAAAAAGGTGGGGGTGGGCCTGAATTTCAAACCGAAGAAGCTAAAAGAAAAATTCAAAAATATACCTTAGAAAGAGAATATAAACCCGAATGGGCAAGGAAAATATCCCAAAAGAAAATGGGAACAAATGGTTACCCTAAAGGGATAAAACGACCCAAAGAATTTGGAGCTAAAATATCTTCACATCTCACTAGAAATAAAAAAATAGGGGAGGGAAATAAAGGCAAAAAGAAACCTCAAGTTGGAATAAAACTCCAAGGTATCCCTAAAACAGAACAACATAAACAAAACATAAGCAATTCAAGTAGAGGAAAAACCCGCAACAATAAACCTATAACTCAACATGACCTAGAAGGTAATTTTATAAAAGAATGGACCAGCCGGGCAGAAGCAAAAAAATGGCTAGGATCTGGAGACATAGCAGGGTGCCTTTCGGGGAAACAAAAACAAGCTGGGGGTTTTATTTGGAAGTATAAGTGACTTTTCTTATATTTCATAATATATATAATAAAATAAAACAAAACGATATGAACAAAGAATTTTTACACATGCAAAAACTAGCTGGTTTAATCACTGAAAGTGAATACAAAGCAAAATTAAATGAAACTGAAGGAAATATAGCTGATTTTCTAAATCAGAATATGGATGAAATTACATCTAAATTAGGTGATGTTTTTTCTAACTTTGAAACTATGGGTGATCCAAAAGTAGCAACTGCTGGTGATGGAGAAGAAGGTATAGATATTTCTTTTGATAAAGAACATATGTTAGAACTTTTCCCTGAAGGGGACCCATATAATAAAGTAGAATCAATGGATATAGCAGGTAAAACTGTTTATTATAATGATTATCGTTAATCAATAAATAAATCTTATAGAAAAGCTTGTCTACCGACAGGCTTTTTCTTATCTTTAACACATGGTTAATAAATTAGTTTTACAAGCAGCAATCAACAAATACTACTTGGGCGAAAACGAATCCGTCAAGTGGATAATCAAAGACAAAACACTCACAATAGACTTTATGTCTATAAACAAAGAAGTTATAGGTAAAATCACCTGTCAAAACATTGACATTGAGGATTGTGAGCTAGCCATCTTTGACACTAAAAAATTCTTGAGCTTGCTCAACATCACACAAGGTGAATTACTTGTTGAATTGGAAAAACACAAAAGCATACCAACCAAACTACATTTTCAAGACAGCAAATTTAACCTAACATATGCTTTAGCAGACCCGCTTTTAATATCCAAAGTAGGAACTGTAACAGAGATGGAATGGGATGCTACATTTCCCCTTGACTCGGAAGATTTGCTTAACCTTGTTAAAGCAAAAACAGCACTTGGAGACATCGACAATATGGTAGTTTCTACCGAAATAGATTTGAACGGAGACAAAATGTGCTTATTTACATTTGGAGATGAAAATGGCCACAACAACAAAATTACATACCAGCTATATGGTAAAATAGAAAAAGACAACATTAAACTACCATTCAACTCTAACCAGTTTAAAAACATATTGAATATAAACAAGGATTTGAAAGAAGGTAAATTATATTTGAACGCTAGTGGTTTGATGAAACTAGAATTCACTAGTGGAGATTCTCGCAGTGAATATTATATGGTAAGAAAAGAAGACAGAGCTTTTTAATATGTATAATAAAATGGAAAACCAAGAAGAGCAATTAAACGAAGAATATCTTCAAATGCAAAAATTGGCAGGTGTAATTACTGAAGAAGAATATACATATCAAAAATCCCAACTATGGTATAAAAATTATGTTGAAGGTGTACGAAAAGCCCTAAATAATTTAAAAAATACAATGAAAGATGAAGGGTATGATGTTTAATCTTCAAGAAGATAATAAATCTATTTTAGATTTAATTCAATATGTTGATTCTAAAATTGTTGAATTTAAAAATAATAATAAATTATCCACAAAAGCCATAAATGATTTACAAAGATTATATACTAGTGTTGTAGATTTATGGATGGCATCTAATTATCTCCCTGATATTGAACCTGATTCTAGATGGGAAAATGAAATACGAGATACTTTATTTGAAGTTATATCATATTTAAATTCTTTATAAAAATAGCTTGTCTATTTAAAATAGTTTTCGTATATTACAGTTATAAATTTAAAGTATAGTTATGCAAGAAACAAAAACACGACGCGGTCGTCCCGCTAGAGGCGAAAATGTTGATCCACAATCTACACTTTGCACAATCAAGGATCCTTCAATGGAGCCTTTCTACATTGTCAAAGACGCTACAAACTTTACAGTAATGGAAACAGTTGTTTCTACTCGTGGATTTGGAGGAAAAGAAGCAACAGGTAAAGAACAAGAAAAAGTTGTTGGATACTACAGTAGCTTTTCAAATGCCCTCAACAGTATTGCAAAACAAAAATTCTATCAAAATCAAGGTGAATATTCCTCTATCAAAGGATATATTGCAACTTGGAAAGAAGTTAAAACCGGATTAGACAATCTATTAAAATCAATCGAAATATGAGTAAATTAGAAGCATTATTTGATGCAGTTATCGTAAAGCCAGTTGAAATCGAAGAAACACAATTTGGCTCAATTATCGTTCCAGACATGGGAAAAGATAGAAACGTTCACGGAACAGTTATAGCAGTTGGCCCTGGAAAAGACACAGTAACAGGGACATTTATTCCTACTGTTTTAAAAGAAGGAGACAATGTTGTACTACCTACAATGGGTTTTACAAAAATAGAGCATGAAGGAACAGAGTACTTCATTGGAGCAGAAAATCAAGTTTTAGCTAAAGTAATAGAAGAGTAAAATGAGCAAGCAAATCGAATTCGGAGCAGACGCCCGTAAAAAACTAGTAAAAGGTATTGACAAATTAGCAGATGCTGTTGTTTCAACCTTGGGACCAAACGGACGTAACGTTGTCTATACAAAAGAAGGACAAGTATATAGTACAAAAGATGGTGTAACCGTTGCAAAAGAAATTAATTCACTTGAGGATCCAATTGAGGATCTTGGAATCAACATGATCAAGCAAGCTTCCATCAAAACAGCAGATAACGCGGGAGATGGAACAACAACATCCACTCTTTTGGCACGTGAAATTGTTAAACAAGGTTTACAACGCTTGAATGACGGAGCAAATGCGGTTGAAATTAAACGTGGAATTGACAGTGCAGTTGGAGTTGTATTGCAAGGGTTGAAGAAAATGCATGAAAAAATTGCATCTGAAGAGCAACTTGAGCAAATTGCAACTATCTCTGCAAACAATGATCCAACTGTAGGAAAATTGATTTCAACAGCAATGGAGAAAGTAGGTCGTGAAGGTGTAGTTTACATTGAAGAATCCAAAACAGGTGAAACATTCCTTGAAACAGTGGAAGGTATGCAATTTGACCGTGGATACAAATCACCATACTTTGTAACAAACAACTCTACAATGTCCACTACATTAAATGATGTTTATGTCTTTATAGCAGACCATCGTTTTTCAGCTGTAAAAGATTTGTTGCCAATTTTGGAAGGTGTATCACAAGCAAACAAATCATTGTTGATCATCTGTGATGATATTGATGGTGAGGCGCTTTCAACATTGGTTGTAAATAAAATGCGTGGTACTCTAAAAGTATGTGCTGTAAGAGCCCCTGAATTTGGTGATCGTAGAAAATTGCTTTTGGAAGATATTGCTATTTTAACAGGTGGAACTGTATTTGACAAAGATAAAGGTATGAAATTGGACAAATTCCAATGGGAATGGTTCGGACAAGCTCGCACTATTACAGTATCTAAAGAAAAAACCACAATTATTGATGGTAAAGGAGATGAAACCAAAATCGAGCAACGAGTAGAGGAACTTGAGCAACAAATTGCTAAATCAGATACTCCATTTGAAATGGAAAAATTGCAAGAACGTTTATCCAAATTTGTAGGTGGAGTAGCAATTGTTCATGTTGGTGGAAACACTGAAACCGAAATGAAAGAAAAGAAAGATCGAGTGGACGATGCTCTACAAGCTACAAAAGCAGCCCTAGTGGATGGAATTGTTCCTGGAGGAGGTATTGCATTGCTTAACGCTCGTGAATCGCTAAAAGATATAACAAACGAGAATGCATCCGAGGACTTTAAATTTGGCTACAAAGTAGTATACAATGCTTGTGGAAAACCATTTGAGCAAATCCTAGCAAATGCTGGATACTCAGAGGCAGATGCTCGTATGATTGCACAACACGATTTGAAAGTTGCAGATAGCGAATGGGCTGGATACGATATCAAAACATGTGGAGTAGTTAACATGAAAGAAGCTGGTATATTAGATCCACATAAAGTAACTAAACAAGCGCTTACAAATGCATCCTCTATTGCAGGTACAATCCTATTAACAGAGTGTGTTGTAATTGATAAACCAGAAGATAAAAAAGAAAACGCTTTTGATCCATCAATGATGGCTGGAATGATGTAATATGGAAACACAAGAAGTAGAATACAACGAATTGATCGCCACACGCGTAAAAGGAAAAGGTGATACGTGGTGTTTGGTTGGGGAGACAGAAGAACATGGCTCCCTAACTGAAACCCTAGAGGCATGGTTCCAGAAAACAGGTGAAAATGCTCATTTTAGGTTGGAACCTTTAAACAGTGAACTATTTGTTATCCGAATCGAAACAGAAGAAATCCCAGTAGCTCCACCTGAACCACCCAAACGTTTTAACATTTACGGAGACTATTAATATTTATAGGTATGAAATTAACAGATATACTACGTGAAATAGAAGATGAAGAAGGTGGAGACCAAAAACAACTTCGTGTCAAATATGATCTAGCCATTGACCCAGAATCACTAGATGATGCTCTAAAAGCACTAGACAACATTGAAAATTACGGTATATATGCGCAAAATATGCGCGACCCTAAAGCTATTGCAAAAGCATTTGGTCCTTCTATCCCTGCACAAAAAGCAGGCGCTGCTTGGAAAGACTGGGATTCTCGCTCGGAAGATGAAAAAGCATTCAAACTTATAGACATCAAAAATAGAGTTCCACAAGCATGGGAAGCTGCTCAAAAAGAAGCAGAAGCAAGCTATGAAAAATGGCAAGCAGAAGGAAATGATGGTAATCTAGAAGATTATTTATTTTCCACCCCAGGCAAAAGCCTACCAAAAGAGCTAGTTGGCCGTTACGGAGCAAATTACTTTCCAATGAAAACCCCAGCAAACTTGAAAAAATATGCTGGCAAATTGGAAAAGGATGTAAACTATAAAGTAGAAGATGGAAAAATTATATTTCCTTCCTCTATGGAAAATCCATTTAATACAAAAGCATACCTTGAAAAAGTATTGAAAACTGTATTTGATAACGCTGGAGTAGGCTATACAGTAATTAGCATAGAAGCAGGTGATACAGAAACACCACAAACTATAGAAAAACCAAAATCAGAGGAAGTACCACCACTTTCTACCACGGTAAACACAGCTGATCAAGCAGATAAACTTCGTAAACAGTTGCAAGCAAAACTTGGAGACATTCCAAATGCAAAATTTGAAATTTCCCCTGTTGGTGAAGGTGAGGAAAGAAAATACAAACTAGTTGTAACAGGTATAACAGCATCTCAAAGAGCAGCTCTACAACCAATAGCTTTTGACTTTAAAACAAAACTGAAAGAATCTTTTGATTTTGAAAGATACCAAATGTTAAGACGAGCAGGAATTATAAAATAACATGGACAATTTCGATTTAAAAAAATACTTAGCTGAAAACAAGCTAAACGAAGCTGAAGATAATGATTTGTATTACACAGCAGGTGAAATGATTTCCCAAGTTGGTCTATTTACCCAAGAAAAAGCAGATGAACTAGAAGCAGAAGGGGGAGGAAACTTAAACCGTTTCTTTGATACCCCAGAAGAAAAAGCAGAGCTAATCAAAATCTCAGAAGAATATAAAAACTATCTAGCCAAAGTAAAAGCAACAATGGATGAACTAGTAAACGATCCAATGTATCAAGTTGCAGTTGGTGATGTAGGAGGAAAATACAGAGATAAAGGACCAGGTGAAACTTTAGAAAAAGCCTATTATAGATCAAAAAGATATTAACTTAAGAGCTTGTCTATGACAAGCTTTTTTTGTATATTACGGTTATGAAAGAAAATACGTTATATGTAGAGCGTTTTCAAAATGGTCAATACCTTTGGCGAAAAAGGGATTATCTTCAATATGTATAATAAAACGATACTATGGAAACCAAAACATGTAATGTTTGTAAACACTCAAAACATTTAGATCAATATTATAACAATA